CGCCGACCTCACGACACCGATCTTCCAGAACGCCGGTACGATCGAAGAAAATCGCTTCCTTCGTCACGCCGACGATCAACCCCCGCTTGGTAGTGACAGGGGTGTCGATGTAGGTCTGTGACACGCCAGCCCGGGGATAGGGTCGCCCTTCCTCGACCACCAGTGCCTCATCGCCGATCTTGCTGATGCCCGGGATACGCTCGCCGCTGAACTGCGTGGAGCGTGCTGGAATCAGGCCCGAGAACACATAGGCTTCCTGCTCGTAAGCCTGCATGATCTCATTGTACAGCACCTGCCCGCTGATCTTGGCGAACTGGCTGCTCGCGACCAGACTGGCGGTTTCCCGCAGTTCGCTGCTGCCGTTGCTTCGAGGATCGTACAGGTTGACCATCTCGCGGCCGTCCGGCACGAAGTGCTCGAACAGTTGCCGAAGCGAGAAGTCCCCGAACTTCAAAGCCCCGCTCTTCAAGCCCTCTGCGAAATCCGAGTTGAATTTCTCCACGTCTCCATCACGCTGGGCCGCTTCGAACAGCCGCCGCAACTGCTTCACGTTCACCATGGTTTTGGCTCCTGTTCTTAGCGTTCTTGGGTGCAGACCACATAGTCCACATTCAGGGTTTCAAGATTGGTTCCACCGTTCTTCACGCCCAACACCACCTGCATCTCGGTGGCCGAGGTGAAGATGTAGTCATGCTGGGCCACGGCCACGCCATCGACGAAGAAGGTGACATAGGCATTGGTGGACGAATACGGCATGTACTCGATTTTCAACGTCTGGTACGCCGCCCCGCCCGCAGTCACGGCACGCTTCGCCAGATTGTTCAGGTTGGCGGCTGACAGCTCGGTCGTGATCTGCGTCGTGGAGTTGCTGGTCTCAGCGATCCAGACAGTCCCGCCGTCCACTTTGTGGAGGTTGGCACCGCTGTATGAGGAAGGGGGGCCCCCTCCGTTGTCCACCAGCGAATTCGCCCCAACAGCGTCCATCACACCGACGAGGATATTCGCGTCGTCCGTGTTGGCCTCAGTGAACTGGATGCGGGCCTCGAACAGAAGGGGCTTGTTCGCCGTGAACTTGAACACCTCATTCGCCGACTCAACATAGGCTTCATCGTTGTCGGCCACGGTGCCATCGCTCGGCACAATGGCCAAGATCCCGCCGACCGCATCGCCAACGCTCGCGGTCCCTGTGTCGGTCAACGTGGTGACCCAATCGGCTGAGTCCACATCCCGGATGAAGTCGTCTTCGATCGTGAATTGCCGCCGCTTGGTCAGCAAGTCCGGCAGTCCGTCAGTTCTCGCAGCCATGTATGGTGCTCCTTAGTTGGCACGAATGGCAGCGATAAACTGCCGGGTATCAGTCGGGTATTTCGTCGCATTCGCCGCAGGAGGGGAAGCCGCTGGACGCGATCCACGTTGTCCGGCAGGCCACGATTCCAGCAATGCCGCCCGCTTGTCCGCAGGGACAGCCTGCAACGCCGCCAGCCGCTCGGGGGTCACGTCTCGGCCAGCCGATTCCAGCAGCTTCCGAGCGTCGTGTTCGGCCTTGATGGAGCCCACAGATTCCACAAGGGAATCCAACTTGCCCATGATCTGGGCCACGCTCTCGGCCATCTTCTTCACCTCTTCGCCCGCCATCTCTTCCATCTCGCCCTCTGGGGCAGCGGGAGCGGAGGGGGCTTCGGCAGTCAGCATCTCTTGCGCCTTGAGGATCGCCGCGATCTTCTTCATCTTCTCGGATCGATCCGCACCAGAGGCAAGCACCTCTGACACCATCGCCGAAAAGTAGTCGCTCTCGTTCTCTTTCATCGGCTTGTCGGCGTACTCGCCCATCCCCTCAGCGGCAAGCACCTTCTCTTCGCCCGCCATCTCGGCGGCTTCTCGAATCGTCATACGCTTCCCCTCGCTCTCAAAAAGCCCCGCGTTTGTGGCAGGGGTCTGAACCAGATCCACGGAATACACCTTGTCGACCGACTCCACCACGACTGAAGCCCCGTCCATCCTCACGGCTCCCTCTGCGTGATGCGAGAGTCCGAGGCGATTGGGATTGCGTTCCGCCGCTTCAGCGACGACGTCCGCTTGGGGGTGGCTCTTGAGGTAGTGCAGATCCCCATACACACCGTCGGGCATCTGGCGGACATTGCGAATCCAACCGAACGCATCCGAGACGGGACGATCCTTGCCCTCGCCTCGTGGATGGTCGATGTTGACCGGGGCACCCTCGTACAGACGGGCTGCTTGCTCCATCGCCTTGGGGGAGTACGTCCGCCCGTTGCGTGAAGTCGGCCCGAGAATCCGCACGCCCTCGATCAGTCCGGAATCCCTGTCGATCCGGCTGGGGGCAATCGCTGTCTGTTCGCGGAGGTGTCGTCTCATGTCTCCCGATTATGGATGCGGGAGACAGCGGAGCAAGGGCAATTGATGGCTTCGTACAAAAGACAGACCTTAGGCTAAATTTAGCCGAAGGTCGCCCCGTTGCGTTTCGTGCCTGAAAACAAGGCTAGAAGCGCTCTGACCTTGCCCCGATCGGCCGACTCTGCACCCGAACATAACAGCGGCATCGTGGATGCGCAGGGGGGCCGCCGTTCTCAACAATCGTGTTGATTGCCCTCCCCGCGATGATGCCCTCCAGGACAGTCCCCCACAGATCGACCGGCTTGCCATCGAGTGGATCGCAGATGGCGCAGACCTTTTCATCTCGCATCGTGACCCACACCGGTTCGAGCGTGAGGCCGATCAGTGCAAGGGGGATCTTGACGCTGTTCATCCCGTGGGTCTGGGCTTCGGTCGTCAGCGTCGCGGCTGTCAGTGTGTCACGGTCTGGCCCCATCGCCCGGATCAACACGCCCTCAACATCCATTGACGTTCCGGTCCTCAGCACCTCTGCTGATGCCTGAATGATGTCGCGGGCTGTGTTGGTCGACGATGACGCCGATTCTGCTGCCATCGACGACGCCCGCAAGAGGGCTTGGCGATTGACTTCAAGACGTGACGAATCATCGACCCCACCCGGAACCAACTCATCGGCGTGTAGAGCGTGGCTTGCCAGAAAGATTCCCAGCAAGATCAGCATGAGCTCCTTCTTCCGCTCATCCTCCCATCGTTGCCAGTCAGCCGCAGACACACGCGACGGATCGGGCGGGTCTCCCAGCAGTTCCCGCAGTTCCCGCCGCTGCCGTGCTGTCAGTCGAGACAGTCGCCGGGCGAAGTCACGCTCCACGCCCATTCGGTCGTTCAGTTCACTCACTGTTGCAGACCCTCCAAGATGGCCCGGGCTTCGGGCAGGGTCGATACGCTCTCCAATGCCGCGACGATCGCCGCTTGCAGGGTGCCCGCGTTCTCGACCGACCCGCAGGCCGAACAGTCGCACGACTCAGAGACATTGCCCACGATGCCCGCCGCCCAATCAACGCCGGTTGATCCGCCCCAGCCAAGCCACGCGACATAGCCCGCGTCTCGCCACGGCTCAGCCTTGTACTCGTCGGCTACCGTCGCGTTCTTGCGGTGTCGTGCGAAGGCTGCCATCCGACCGACAGTCTCGCGGGAGAGTCGTTCCCCGCTGGCCAGTTGATTGGCACGAGTCCATCCAACCTGAGTCATCCCCGCCACCGCGTCGCCGTGTTCGTCCCGCCACTTCAGCACCTTCTTGGCGTTGTTCCGGGCCGCTTCGGGGGCATCGTAGCTGTCTTCAGCCTCCGCGAATGTGTCTACCGTGGTAGACAAACCAGGGGCCGCAGGTTGAGGGGCTTCCTCCGCTCTGTTCTGCTGCTCTTGCTTCCAGTCCAGACCCGCCTGAGTCGCCGCCGTGCGCTTGCTCAACAGACCGTTGGTGATCTGGATGGCCTGCACGTTGGCCAACTCTTGCGGGTTGCGGGATGCGACGCTGGGCATCTCCGTGTTGATGTCGATCAGTGCTTCGATCTCAGCCCACGGCCGCTGAGGCAAGATCCCCCGCTCCCACTCGAACCGCAGCACCTTCCACAGCAGCCCCTCGAGCGCCCGGGCGTAGAACGCTTGATCCGCCTCACGGGCTTTGACGAAGGGAGACTCGGCCACGAGGGTCGAAGCATAGTTGGCGTTGCTGGCATCCCCCGACACCATGTACTCCGGCATCGCCCACCGAACGCCGACGATCCGCAGGAGTTGTTGGGAGACCGCAAGAAACCCATCGTTCCGCTCCGCCCCCATTGGCCCCGGCTTGTACACCAGCCCCGGCGACGGCTTGAGGATCGTGCCAGGTCGATACTGCTGAACTCTCTGTTGCTTCTGCCCGCCGCCGATCACCTGCCGACCGTATTGGGCTACCGCATCGCTCGCCCCCAGCGTCTGTATGCTGGCCTGTGACGTGCCAGGGGGTGCCTCCAAGATCCACGCGATGGCCGCCTGAAGGGCAGCACCTTCGGCCATGTTCCGGCGAAGCTTGGCCTCTCTGGCGATCTCCTCGACGATCAGGAACAGATCACTCACCCCCCGCTTGGCGTTACGCGGGCTCCCTCTGGAGATGTGGAGCATCTTCCGCTCTGGCACATAGTCCCAATCCATCCCCCCATCGTCGCGAGTGACGTGATAGCCAAGGGGCATGTCCGGCCGGCGCTTGGGCGTGCGAATCCCGAAACTCCACGATGTCGGGCCGTCGTAGTCGTCCAGCCAGTCCTCCAGTTGCCGCACGTTGCCCGGCTCGCGGATCTGGTCGGGCTCCAGCACGCACAGCGTAGGGGCTCCAGTCAGTCCGGGTTCGAGATAGGCGAACGCCTCCCCATCCTCTCGGCTGCGATGGTGGAGTTCCCGGTCAAGGCTGCCCATCATGTCGTGCGAGTCACAGAACCGATCGATGATCCGCTGGCACAGATCGGCCAGTCCCGCATCCTGGGATTGGGCCGTGAACACGAACCCCGGGCCGAAGGTGTACTCCGCCAGCCTGTCGAGTGCCGCTGTGCTGACAGGCGTCAGGAGCCCCAGATTGCGGGCCGCTCCCCGGATGTACGCTAAGTCAATCTCGGTGTCGTAGTAGGGCTTGTAACGGCCGTCAGCTCGATCAGTGAGGCTCGTGAACGGGTTGACCGCCGACGGGTAGCCGAAGGTGGGATCGTCGTACAGGTAGCCTCTCCTGTCGATCGTCTCTGGAACAAACGCCTCAAACAGTCTCGCCAGTGCCTCGCTCATGTCGCCGCTCCTGTATCCGCAGTGTCTTGATCTTGCGCCCGCATCGCTGACATTCGCGATACTCCACGCCCTGTGTGCTCGATCTTACCCGAGTCATCGCCCCACACGAACACCGAACCATGCCGCAGGGATGCCGACGCTCTACCCGCTCCATGCCAGATCCTCCGCGTCCTCAGGCTCGCCGACCATGCCATTGAGGCACCGGACAGCCATCTCCAGTGCATCCGGCCCGTCGTCATGATCCCCCCGCGGGAACTCGCCCAACTGATCCAAGAGTAGCCGCGTCCCCGGGTTGTCTCGGAAGCGGAACAGATCGGCCGCCAGCAGTGGCCCGAGGCTCGACACCCGCAGCACTTTGTTCCCCGTGTTGACGATGGTCTGGAGGGGCATCACGCATCCGGCAGACATGGCCGCACTTTGGAAAGACTCGCCGAGAACACGCTGGAAACCGTTGCCTTCCAGCACCATCAGATTCGCCTTGTGCCGCTGGTACATCGCGACAGCATCAACGGCAATCTCGGTCTCCGCTCTCCGCCTGATGTCCGCGTCGATCCACAGCCGCCCGCCAGACCGCCCCACGAAGACGATGGCCGAGTAGTCGCCCTTGCGGTCATCGGCACCTAGCGAAGGATCGACAGCCACCACACCCACATCGAACGCTTCAGGCCACCGGGCAGCCATGCATCGATCGCCGAGGTACTGGCCCCACTTGCTTTCGCCCCACTTGCCGGGGCGCTGCTGGTACATTGCCCGCCACCAGTATTCCGACCGTTGGGCCTGCATCTCCCGCAGCCTGTCAGCCGGGTATCGCTCAGGCCAGAGGGCCTCCCCCGGCTGCCGACCGAGTGGATCGCCCCCCTCTGCAATCGCTGGCAACGTCAGCCGCCGGATCGCCCCGCCCGCCTTCAGCAGCCGCCCGAAGATGTCGTCTTCATGCCATCTGGTCATGATCCCGATGGTCTTCCCCCCGGGCTCCAATCGCGTGCTCGCCGTCGACTGCCACCAATCCCAATGGTTATTGCGGGTGGTCTGCGATAGGGCCTCCTCAGCGTTCTTCACCGGGTCATCAATGATCAGAAGATGTGCCCCCCGGCCTGTCATCGGGCCGCCGACGCCCGCCGTGGTCATCCCCCCGCCATCGGTCGTGCTCCAATCGTCCGCCGCTGTGTTGTCGACCGACAGCCGACGCGAGAACAACGGGCCAGCGCTCTCGTGGAAGACTTGCCGCGCCTTGCGTCCCCACGAACGGGCAAACGTGGCTTCATACGCTGCCAGCATCACCCGCCGCTCTGGCCACACCCCGAGATACCATGCGGGGAGGAAGCGGGAGACGAGTTCGCTCTTCCCGTGCCGTGGGGGAGCCTCGATCAGCAGGATCGGCTCACTCTGCCCCGTCAGTGTGTCAATGATTGCCTGATCGATGGCCGCGATGTGCCGGGGAATCCGGAATCGCCCGTTACTGGCCGTTCTGGCCATGATCGCCGGACTGGCGCAGGTAATCGAGATAGTTCTGTTCATGCAGAAGCCCCCGGACTGTGTCCCCCACGCTGACGCTCACACCCACGTTGACCTCTGCCGCTGGGGCTGGATCGTTCTGGCCGTGCATGTCCACCAACACACGGGCCGCGTTGACCCTTGCCCGCTCATCCTCCCCACGTAGGGCCAGGTTCGCCATCGCCACGGGGATCGCCGCCAGCATCTGATCGGTCACCACCCACCCACGACGCACAGCAGCCCCAATAAGCCTCACGTCCTTCCCGGCGGTCCGTTGGTCGATCTCAGCCCCCGGGCTCGCTGGCGGGGTCACTGGCGACGGCACGAGGGGATTCCCCGCACCGCCCCCCAATCCCCCCTTCAGCGGCTTGTCGTCAGCGGGTCGGATCATCTTGTTGTTCTCTGGGTTGACTTGCTTGACAACTGCGACATGAAACGCCAGTTGATTTTTACATCTTTGCGTCCGTCACCCTTCGTGATCGGCGTGCAAACCCCCGGCCACAACTTGCACATCATTAGGCTAGCGGCTGCTTCCCTTCCGTCTACAGCATATTCTGCCTGCAACCCGCCCGCATTGCTTCCGTTTTTTGGGGCAGAGAAAGAATACTTGCAAACTCTCGCCGTAAGGTAGCCATTGGCCAGCACCTGTAGCGTGAAGTCTCGGTCTTCCTTCAATGTAACCTCAGGTCTAAATCGGCACATCTTTGTTCGTCCGGCATGGATGCAGACAGCCACATCACAATATCCTCCGTGCGTCACAAGTTTCTTCGCGCTCCATGCATACTGTTGATACTCCAGCGATGCTTGCCCGATCGTTTTGTTCTCAACAAAAAATGGCTCAGCGCCACGAATCGCCTCGTGTGCTGTAACACGATAGTTCTTTTTGTTTTTGGTGTGGTAAAAATTTTCGATGTCGTCGTCCAGCATCCAGAACCAGCTTGTTCCCGCGCGATCTTTTATCCAATTACGAACGAAAACTAGCCCTCCGTCATTACGGTCGAGTGTTACAATTGGCCAACACTTGTATTTTTCCTCATCTTGCGGTTCCACGACAACCGTGAAGGGAACGTTTGCCTTAGCGAGCAGGTTTGCTGTCGGACAATTAGGGCGACCCTTGCTCGGAATCCAGATGTGAATGTCGCTCATTTCAATTAGTCGCCGGAAAGCGACTCCCCTCGTTTTCGGTTCTTGGCCCAAGCCACCTCATCTTGGGCCGACTTGCAATGCAACATCTTTTCCCGGTAGTAGAACACCAACGTGATCCGCTCATGGCCCAATCGCATCTGCTTAAACCCGGTGTTGCTGTGCCATTCATGAACGTCCGCAAGGCAAAGGCATCTGTGTGCAAAGTCAACGGCAACACGATAAGCGGGGAATACCAGATATGCCCCGTCGTACTTGTCGTTGCGAAGGCACGACATCACACCGAACCCACCTTGCAGGTCGCCGGCGTCCTTGTGCGTAGCGGTCTGAAAGTTCTTGTTGACTGTGACCGTTGTGAACGTGCTTTCCGGAATTACCCAATCTGACGCCGTGCGGCTTGCGCATTTCTGCTGCGCAGCCCAGCGATCCGGCATGAACTCGCGGAAACCCTCGTCCGCCCGTTTAATGTACGGCAGAAAACTTTTCCATGCGGCCGCCTCTTGAATAACAAAAGACGTTTGACGACAGAATGGCATACGTGTGGAGCGATCAAAATACCCTATAATACCGCTGTTAACCTCTGCGGCATAATTTGTATTGCTGAGAGTTCCGTCGTTTTTTATTATTCGGAATCGGCTTTTTGTTTTTATCGCCATCGGACGATTATCGCGTTTCCTTGCTTCGTCAGGATTTCCGCCAGCCATTCCGCGATTATCGGTAGGCTTGGCAGCGCGCCGACATGCTGGCAACACAGACTTGCACAAACTTTCGGAGAACCATTCTGGGCGATATTTGACAAGAACAGAACCGTCCGGTTTCAGGATGTCGCAAGGCTCATCCCCGCCAACCAACACGTCGTAATGCGATTCCGTCAGCTTGGTTGCTGCCAAGTGATCGGCATCAATCTTCGTTTTGCAATGCAGCACTCGCACGCTTCACAGCCTCCAGCACAGTGTCGGTGATGTTTTCGGTTGAATACTCTTCCGCCAATTTTGTGCACGCCTCTTGGAATTCGCCGATATTCGACTCATCCAAAAACAACTGCACCATCCTGACTCCTGACGAAGGCGGGGCCTCATAGTCGGCAATCTCAGGGTCGTCTGTTTCCCGAGGCCCATCAAGAATCCCCGCTTCTTCAGCCAGCTCGGTGAACATGTCCGCGAGTGCTTCCGAAGCCGTCTCAACCTCTTCGAGCAGTTCCCGCAGCTTGTCCGCATCCGCTTCGGCCATTGCCCCGAGGGGGTCGATCGTCGCCAGCAGCTTGTCAGCCTCTGCTTCGTTCACGTCCAGCACCAGCACTGGTACATCAGCGTTGCCCAGTGTCTCCGCCCGCAGGTGCCCGTCAATCAGCATCAGGCCACCCTCTGGGGTCTCGCGGGCCAGCACAGCACCAGCGATGCCGACCTCTGCCAGGATGCCGCGTAGGGCGTTCTGCTGGCCCTCTGGATGCGTCCGCCAGTTCTTCGGGTTGGGCTGCAACTGGCTCGCGGGAACGTACCGCAGTTCCTTCACTCGGTTTCGGATGTTCACGAGTCTCTCACCTGCAATGTCGCCACGAAGATTCGCGTGTTGCTCCCGCTCGTCGTCGCCGTCACAGTCAGCACGTAATCGCTGCCCGCAGTCCCGCCGCTGATCCGCACCTTTGCCCCCTCGTTCGCCGCCACCGTCGCCCCGGTAAACTCATCGACGAATGCCGATGTCTGGACGGACGGGCTGCCGATGGTCAATCCCGAAGGGCTGGCCGAGATAGTCACGCCGGACAGCGTCTCACCTGATGCCAGTAGCGGGCCGAAGTCCAGACCGAACAGCACAGACTCGGCTGAGTGTTTCGCCAGTACTCTTTCTGCCGCAATCATCGGG